AAAAATCCTTGGACAACTTTCACCAGAAGTTAACAAACGTGATGGTAAGTATGTCGAAGGTGCAGAGCCAGGTATGATATACAATTCAGTATCTGGAGATCTGTATGACGGAGTAAAAGGTATCGATGTAATTCCATGCTTCTACAAGTTGGAGTACATTGAATGGAAAGATAGAGGTGATGGACCAGGTGCACCAGTGCAAATATATGATTCATCTTCTGATATCATGTCCAAGACAACACCTGATGCAAACTACAAAGATAGATTACCAAATGGTAATTATATTGAGAAGACAGCATCACACTTTGTCATTGTAGCGGGAGATAGTCCATCGACAGCGTTGATATCTATGAAATCTACTCAATTAAAAATTAGTAGAAAATGGAACTCAATGATGTCTGGTATCAAAATGAAAGGTAAGAACGGGTTATTTACACCGGCATCTTTCAGCCACATTTACAGACTAAAGACTACCCAAATGTCTAACGATAAAGGCACATGGTTTGGTTGGGAAGTCAGTAAAGTTGGTCCAGTAACTGATCAATCCTTATATGGTCAAGCCAAATCGTTTAGTGAAAACATATCGAAAGGTAATGTAAAAGCTAAACATGGTGAGGACAAACCAAAGGAAAGCATTATCTAATTCTCTAAGAGAATGAGTGCACAGTGTGGGCCAATTGGGAGACTGAGAGGCCCACAACTACAGTTATGGAAAAAAGATATATAGATTATTTTAACGGGTACAGACATGCGTATGGAGTCGCTGACTTCGAACATCCAGATGCATACGTAGATTCTGAAACAGGTAAAAAGAAACCTGTATACAGATGGAACTACGAAGAGCTTACTGAAGAAGTATATCAAGCACACTTAGAAGGTAAACTATCAATTGGTATTCAGCCATGTAATGAAAACTCAGAAGTAAAATTTGGAGTCATAGATATAGATCCAAAAGATTATGTCAACTTTGACAAAAAATTTTTTATAGAAAAAATTCAAGAATACAAATTACCATTACTACCAGTTGCTTCTAAAAGTGGTGGACTACATTTATTTTTATTTATGAAAACTTTTACAGACGCAAAATCTGTAAGATCTTTTTTAAGTAACCTACTACCACTATTTAAACTAAAATCAGATTGTGAAATATTTCCAAAACAAACACAGCTAACAAAAGATAATGAAACAGGACAGCTACGTCCAGGTCAGTTTATAAATTTACCATACCTGGGTGGCAATCAAAGGCAGGGTATCAACACAGATGGTACACTGTTTACCTTGGACCAGTTTATGCAGGTCATAGAGGTGAACCTGGTAGACAAAGAAAGACTGAAAGGAATTACAGAATCAATAGAAGAACAAGACATGAAAGATGTCGACGAGGATTTTAAAGATGGACCACCGTGTCTAGCAATACTTTCTAAACTTACAAATGATCCTGCATTTGATGGTAAAGATAGATTTATGTATAATTATCATGTGTTTGCAAAGATGAAGTTTGCAGATAACTGGCAACAAAAAGTTATGAATGCACCGGTAAAATATTTTGCAGGAGAACATGCAAATGCGTGGGATCAAAAGTTTTTAAATCAAAAAGTAAAATCATGGAACAAAAGTACAAAAGGTTATACATGTACACAGAGTCCTATCAGTGAGTATTGTAAGAAAGGTATTTGTGTTAAGAAAAAGTATGGAGTCTTAGCAGGATCAAAAGGTGCGTACCCTGTGCTTACAAATCTAAAGAAGATAGATTTAGATCCAGAACCAGAATATGAATTTGATGTAACAAAACCTGATGGTATTAGTACAGCAACAGTGCATTGTAGATCTGTTGAACATTTGAATGATCAACGTAAAAGACGTAACTCAATATCAAAAGCTGCAGGATTCTTACCACCACTTATCAAAGGTGACCAAGAACAAGCAGTAATGGACGCGTTATACCTAACACAAAAGATAGTACACCCACCAATAGGTACATCACCAAAAGAAAAATTACACGACGTTATACATGCAAAAATAAATGGACCAAGAGCTACAAGCGATGCAGCATTTAAAACTGGATCTGTATTAATAGAAAACGATTTAGCATTTTTTAAATTTGATAAGTTTTTTGACAAGCTACGATCTAAGAATTGGAAACACAGTGAAGATAAAACAGGTCGTATGATGCAGGTTATATATCAAGATTGTGAAATAGAATTTTTAGATCAGAAAAGATATCCATCAAAAAAAGCAGGTGAATATAATTCATCTACAAAGAATGTAGTACAAATAAATATAAAATCATTTGAAGAGGTACCAATACACCATACTAAACTGGTACACAAAACGGAGATAATGTGATCAGTAGAAAACTATTCGGGCCTCCGGGAACGGGGAAAACAACAAAGCTATTGAAATATGTCAAAACATTTTTGAAACTGGGTACACCCATTGATAAAATAGGATATTTTGCATTTACAACTAAAGCTGCTAACGAAGCTATCGATAGAATGTTAGATTGGCACGATCCTTTTAGCAGAAAAGATTTAAAATATTTTAGAACCCTACACTCTCTTGCATTTACAAGACTTGGATTAAAGAAGTCAGAAGTATTACAAGACGAACACTACGAAGATATAGGTAGAAGACTTGGAATTCAAATGACAGTGTATTCTAATGGTCAAGAAACTACAGGATTCGTAGATTCTAATAGCGAATATTTTAATTTAATAAATGCAGCTAGAATAAAAGAGATAACAATAGAAGATGAGTATAATACAGATATGTATTCTCAAGACATGAATAAGCAATTACTACAAATTATTTCAGACGAACTACAAAACTACAAAGATTCATATAAACTAGTAGATTTTACAGACATGATTGAAAGGTTTAATGTGTCTGAATTGTGTCCTAAATTTGACGTAGCTTTTATAGATGAAGCTCAAGATTTATCACCGATACAATGGAAAATGGTAGATATAATAAAGAAAAATTCCAAATATGTTATACTAGCAGGTGATGACGATCAAGCTATTTATGGCTGGGCGGGGGCTGATGTAAAAAAATTTCAGCAAGAAATTTCAAAAAAGAACATAATTTTGCCACAATCTTACAGAGTTCCAAAGTCAGTACAAAACATTGCAGATAAAATATTAGACAGAATACCTGACCTAAAAAGAGTGCGTAAACAGTGGAAAGCAAGAGATGAAGAGGGAAATGTAGACTATATTACAGATACAGATGGTCTGCCTTTACACGAAGGAAACTGGTTAATACTAGCTAGATACAATGACAGACTTTCAAAACTAATGCCTACCCTAAGAGATAGGGGTGTATACTTTCAATACAAAGGTCGTAAGAGCTACAAGGTATCATTGTTTAGAACTATTCTAAACTACATACGTTGGCAAAAAGGAGAGTTGTTATCTCTATCAGAAGTAAAAGATATATTGGAATGTGCAGGCAGTAACTTAAAACCAAAAGAAGAAAAGATGTATGACTTAACTGAGTTATCTTTTTCAAAAGATATAGAATGGTTTGATGAATTCCAAGTAGATTATGAAGAATGTTTATACATACGTGAGATGTTACGCATGGGTGAAAAATTATCTAAAGATGCTAGAATAAAATTATCTACAATACATGCAGCAAAAGGCGGTGAAGCTGACAATGTATTACTTATATTAGACAATACAAAAACAATAAGAGAGTCCGCAGAAAAAAATGAAGACAAAGCAGATGAAGAAAACAGGGTCTGGTATGTTGGTGTAACAAGAACAAAACAAAATTTATACATCATGTCAGCAAAAAAAGAGGAGAACGGTTATGACATCGAAAGTTTGGGATAAGCAGCACGGCGGGAGTCACTATCAAAAGTATAAAATTCAGCCAAGTAAGTTTGTAGTAGAGAATGAATTGCTATATCCTGAAGGTTGTGCTATTAAATATATTATTAGACATCGTGATAAAGGAAAGAAGCAAGATATATTGAAAGCAATACACTTTTTAGAAATGATATTAGAGAGGGATTATAATGAAAATTCCTAAGTTTGAAGCACAGACAGAATGGGTTAAGCCTACAGAATTTCCTGACTTAC